GTTTGCGTCTAGCATCTGCGGCAAGCCCAGTTGCAAGCCCCGCCTCGCTGCTTGGTCTTCTCGTCACTCGCCCCAACCTATTGCTCTATAGGTGAACACCCCCTCGGATGATCCGTGTATGTCACTGCATTGCAGGGGGCGTGCGCATAGCTGTGCAGCTTCGCTGCGCTTTATGCTTTGCGCACTTCAATCCGTCCTCCGCACCACTTCTGGCTTCGCCAGAACCGTGAGGAGGTTGACCCCTGCAATGCAGCAACATCCCCTGACCATTCTTACCGAGGGGGCTTATCCCCTCTAGCTCAACAGGAGGTTCTCATGAGCAAAAAAACCAATCAGTTCACCGCAGCTTACAACTCGGTCTTCCCACAGATGGCTAACCACAAAGGTTCTATCTATCTCACACAAAATCTCATCCGTAAGAGTGTAGAGCAAGCTAGCTGGCTCATCACTCAGAAGGAAAAAGATCTGCTAGTTTTACACGATGATGCAGTTCAACTCTCAAGTGCAGATCAACTGACTGCTGATGGCGCACTCGTTATCTGCGCCAAGTACGGTGCAGTCCGTGGCTCAATGCACTATGACGATATCGCACTAGACCGTTGCGATGAACGCATCACCAACCTAGAGGTTGAGATCGAGATGCTTCAACAGTTTATCGATGCCAACAAAGGTGCATTCAAGGATTGCACTGGTGACACATACCAAGACAAGAAAGCTGCACCAAAGCAGGAATTATCTGCAGACAGAAAGGCTGCATTGCGTGCCAAGTACGCAGCCTAACGGCTGCGGCCAGCCCTTCGGGGCTGGCTAACCACTCTCCCCAGAAGGGGCAGTCAGAACAGGCCATCTCCCTCCTGTCTGACTGCCCCTTTTCTTATGCTGTTGGGGTGCCAGTTCCCCTCCAAATCATGTCGTTCCGCAACCAGCTTCATGGAGACATCATTGGCGAATCTTATTTTCTTTTTGACAATTCTCTCACTCATCGTGGGGTTCACCGGCTTCATTCTACTAACGATTGATGCCATCGATTGCTATGTAAGGAGCAAGAAATGAAAGCTTATATTGTAGATCCGTTTACCCGAGAAGTTTATGCCACCGAATACAACGGTGACTATGAAACAATCTCCAAACATATCGGCGGGTCATGCCGCATGTTTGATGCCGTCCGTCTGTATCACACAGCAGACACAGGCGAAACATTATACGATCACGTTGACGATCACGTTTATATCGATGACGAAGGATTGTATGTTGACGATCAATACTTCTGGATGCACGCCAACTACCCCATGCCACTGGCTGGGCGTGGCTTGATCCTTGGCGGCACACCTGATGGTGACAGCACAAATGTCAGCACCAAAATGGCTACCGTGATGGAAGACATCCGCATGATCGGCAATCGTTTCCAACTGCAGATGATGCTAGCATTTGCAAAAGCAGAAACGCTTACTGTCTCACCTGATGGATACGCTGAAGACTATCGACCATTTGTTTGGAAGCATCACAAAGCACCATCAATCATGCAGGAAGCTATATAATTTGTTTGCAGTAATGCATTAATGCAGTAATATATATGCATGAAGCATTACCAAAACACAGCAGACTACATCGAGCGTGCGTTGCTCGGCAGGCCAGAAGGATTCCCTGTCTGGCTTACTGCCGATCAGTGCCGCTTGATATACACACTGCTATCACACGCTGTTGCAGACAGCGATGATGAAACGCTTCGTAAATTATATGAAAGGTTCGGCACTCAATGGAAAGCCAAACTAAACACGACATCCAACCTGCGTTAATGCAGGATTATAACTGCAACAAATGCAAAGACAAAGGCTTTGTATATGTACGCAGTTGGGATTCACCAGCAACCTTTGGAGGCTTCGGCATGGTCGATGTTGTTCCAGAGGATTGCGATCACTGCCAACCCGAGCCTGATGATGGGCAACCATCATGGGAGCAGGAATGGCAAGACTTCGGTGAAGTCTATGACGATGAGCCATCATACATATAGGAGGTTAATATGGCTAACAAAGCACCACGTTTCACGCGTCAACACTTCGAGTTTATTGCTGATGTGTTCGGCCCACTCATGACCCATCCAACGCAGGCTTGTGACCTAGCTGACAAGCTGCGTCCAACCAATCCCAACTTCAATCGTGATCGTTTTGAAGCACGCGCTGTATCAGCATGGGAGGAAGTCCATGCCGATAGCATCGAGGATGCCATCGATCAAGAGCAAGCAATGCTAGACAAGGAGATCAAATATGCCACAGCGATTTGATGATATCTTCACTCAGACTCATGCCGGTGACGGCGTGAATGTCTTTGAGTTCGATAGTCGGACGGCTCCATCTCAGCCACCGTCAATGACATGGGCTGAAGCAGTCAGCATGATTGGTGTCATCGTAGATGAAAGCACTAAAGAATGCATGCTTGATGACAAAGCTAAAGCTAATATTCATGAGGCATGGGCTACAATATTGCGAGGCGTGTAATGTTTATTGAAAAGCACATACCCATCCCGCCTCGCACATCTAATGTTGTTGATCAGATGGAAGCTGGTGACAGCGTGCTGTTTGAAACAGAAATAGAAGCGTTACGCTTTCGAGATCACATGCGTTATCGCAAGATAGATTACACGATGCGCAAACTTAAAGAGGGATGGCGTGTCTGGCGTTTAAGTTAATCGTCTAGGTTCTTAATAATCTGAACCACCCTACCAATGATCCGCACATCAGCTAGTTTTGTTGTGCGGTTTCTGCTTGTTTGGTAAACCGCATGGGTCTCTAATTTTTTACCTGTTTGTAGCTCACCATCTTCTTCATGGTAGAATAGCATAAGATTATTTGCCTCAAATTTCTTTTGTTTTCTTACGACAAGAATATCACCAGTCTCAACACCATGCGTTGGTAGATCTCTATCAAATTTATACGCAACAATTTCTCCTGTTAAATTATACACCGTCACCTGTCCTATATCATTCTCAAGATGATCCTTCAGCAAGATCGTTCTTGATGCCGCGTCCAATGTCGCGTTTTGTGATAGCTGGGGTGCTGAACCCGCGATGTAACTTAACTTCCCTATTGTTTTAGACGATGGCACAAACTTACCACCGTTCAAAAATCTTGTTATGTTGGTCGGGCTTGTACCCGCCATGGTTGCCCACTTGTTGGCTGACCATTCACGCTGATGCATAACTGAACGCATCCAGACGCGGATAGCTTTCGCTTCATAGTCTTCCATTAATTTGATACCTCCTGCTGTATTTCTACAGCAGTTTGTATCAATCGTCATCAGAGCTTAATGCAGTATTGCATTACGCAGCTACTTGCGCAAGCATGCATTAATGCAGTATCTTATTGTCATGTTAAGTTACATGACACAGTTAGAGACTGCAGCAACCGCAGCAAATGTCCAGCTTTTACAAGCATTTAGAATGGCTGGCGTTCCAACCAGCACATACTATCGCACGCTTGCTGGCAAAGACCTGCGCTTGTCGACTGCAAAAAAGGTACTGGATGCGATCAGAGTTCACGCATTACAGCAAGCCCAAAACGATTAGCGACAACTGGCACCAGCTTGTCACAGGGTTAGTGTCTCTACGCCATGAGCGTGGCTGGTCACAAGAAGAACTAGCTGATCGCATTGGCTGCGCTTCATCTCTTGTTCACAAGTGGGAACAATACAAGCGGGTGCCAAGTAACTTCCTATTAATCTGTTGGATGGATGCACTTGGCGCGCAAATCGAAATCAACCTACGACAAGATCGGTCAGGCTCGTGAGTGCAAAGCATGTGGTGATGTCACCCCATGGTTTGTGGTGTACGGCACCAAGATCACTGTCTGTTTATCATGTCATGAGGAACAACGATGGCAACATCTCAACGCAATAAAGGAAACTACCACGAAAAGTGGTGGGTCAACTGGCTCGAAGAACGCGGGGCCAAAGCGAAAAGGCAGCCTCTCTCAGGACAATTGGGTGGCGAGTTTAGTGGAGACATCCGCATCGAAACCAAAGCCGGAGTTCTAATAGCTGAATCCAAGTACCAATCAGCCGGTCGTGGATTCAGCTTTCTTACCAAGACACATAAAGAACAGCCCGCTGATATCTATTTGCTGAAGCAAAAGAGTGGGCCGAACTTTATCTGTATTGAAATCAGCAACCCCATCGCAACGAAGATAATCGGCTGGCTTACTAGGAGGTAAAAAGCCAGCCGATCTTCTTCTCGACAAGGGAGTTGTCATGGTTTCGTAGCCGTCAGAGTGGCTACAAAATCATCATGCATTAAATCACTTGATCGTGTCAACACTATATGATCTACTGCATTTATGCAGTGGAAAGGAGGATCTATGTCTGACAGTCTTAAATATAAATGGTGGGAGTTTCATAAGAACAACCCACATGTTTATGATTTGGTCGAGCAGTTTACTTTTGATGTAATCAATCGTGGTTACAATAACTATTCGATCAACTCAGTGTTCGAGCGTATCCGCTGGCACACTGACATCGAAACCAAATGTGAGCGTGAGTTTAAACTCAGCAATAATCATCGTGCTTATTACGCACGCTACTTCATGCACCTGCATCCGCAGCATGACGGCTTCTTCCGCACCAAAGAAACTAAATCATAATGTTTGTTATAATGGCAGCGGCAATGAAAGCCGAGATTAAAGATGCGCTTGCTAAGTGGATGCTTGTCACGCTGGCAGACTATGCCAATGACGAAGCTATATGCTGGCCGAGCATCGAGACACTATCCAAAGTTACCGGCATGGGAACAGGCACAGTGTCACGCAAGTTGGCATTGCTCATCGAGCTAGGCTTCATCGAGCGCATCCATCAGCCATTCACATCCACCAGATATAGGTTGCTACTGCCCCAGAGTGGGGCATCCGCTGCCCCAGAGTGGGGCAGTAACCTATCAAGAACCTATATAACACCTAAGAGGGCAAGCAAAATGCAAGTTCCAAATGACTGGCAACCATCTGCCAAAGTTATTGACGACATCAATGCTGCACGCCTGACCAATGGGCAGGAGGCCATTGACCATGAGTATGAAACAAATCAGTTCCGTGACTACCATCAATCCAAAGGCAACAGCTTCAAAGATTTCAACCTTGCCTATCGTGGCTGGTGTCGCAGGATTAAAGGCATGTCAGCGAGACAAGGCACTAGCAAGGCTAGAGCAAGCAGCCAGCCCCATCGAGGTTACGACCAGAGTGATCGATTCAGTGAGTACCTTGATTCCATCGGTTGAAAAAATATATGACCATGACTTCAATACCGTTGGCTTCAAGATCACTGACGCTGACCCAGACTCATTGCGTCAAGCATATAACCAAGTGTTGACAAGCATGGTTCCGCTGCCGACCACAAATATCGAGCAGCGGATTGCCATGCTTGCAACACTGATCGTCTTGCCTACCAGCCTGACAGCCAAGATGATGACCACCAAGACCAAGGCACTGGCAGCTGAACTGTCAGAATATCCAGCTGACATTGTTATCTATGCATTCAAGGAAGTGGCAAAGACTGCCACGTTCTGGCCTAGCTTTGCAGAGTTCTACAAACATATGTCACCTATCTACAGAACGCGTAAGTTATTGTGCGATAAGCTGCATAAATGCATTGTTAATGGTAGGTAGGTGTGCAATAATGCAGTATAAATACAGGAGGTATTATGAATAGACAGGGATTTATTGGCGGGTCAGATTTGTACTCGATCATGCGCGGCGACTGGCATGACCTATGGCTGGTCAAGACAGGTCGCAAACAGCCCGATGATCTAAGCCACATCTTCAAGGTCAACCTTGGCACGCAGACAGAACAGTTCAACATCGATTGGTTCTGCCGTGACACAGGGCATGCCACCATTGTGCAGCAAGCTGAGTTTGAGCAGACGCTGCGCGGCGTACCATTCAAAGGTACTGTTGATGCGCTTGTTGCCAGCGAGGAAGGCAAAGAAGCCTTGCTCGAATGCAAGCACACCAGCAGCAACCGCCGCATGGCTGACATGATCGAGTCATACATGCCACAGATCCAGCTATATATGCACCTGTCCAACATGAACAGGGCGCATCTATCTGTCATCTTTGGCAATGACTATGACCATGCGCAGATCGAAAGATCCTCTGCCTATCTAAGCGAGATAGTAGATTTAACTGCAGCCTTTTGGCAGCACGTTGTCGATGACACAGAGCCAGCCAACGCCAACGCTGTGCGTGTTGACTGGTCTGCTATCAAGATCGATGGCCTCAAGATTAGAGATGCCAGCAAAGATAATCAGTTCACATCACTAGCCTACGACTACTGCATGTCCATGCCAGAAGCCAAGAAGCATGATGTGATCAAGAAAGAATTACGTTCCATGATCGCTGATGATGAGAGGGAAGTCTTCTGTGACATCCTTGCCATCAAGCGTGACAAGCGCGGCGCATGCCGCATCACA